AACCCGGCGAACGCGGCGTCCTTGACGGCTTCGGTGGAAGCCACGGCATTGCCAGCAGCAGCCGCGTTAGGTGGATTGGCTGTAGCAGCAAGTTTGTCTGTTAAGGCAGCCATTGAGGATCAAGCAGCACAAAGCGCGCTTGCACGTCAGTTGGTTGTCAGCACTGGCGCAACAGATGAAACGATTGCAAGCGTTGAGCGCTACATAGATTCTTTAGGCAGTTCAGTAGCAATTACGGACACAGAAGCGCGGCCTGCGTTTGCCAAACTTGCACTAGCCACAAAGGATGTCACCAAAGCGCAAGAACTAATGTCGATTGCAATAGACACTGCTGCGGCAACAGCAAAGCCACTGGCTGATGTAACAGAGGCAATGAGTCGAGGATTTGCTGGCAATACTAAAGGGCTTAAGGCACTGTCACCAGAACTAATGCTGCTGATTAAGAACGGCGCAAGCGCGGCTGATGCATTTGCCGTGTTGGAAAAAAACTTTGGCGGCGCTGGTGAACTGGCAGCCAACACAACTGCCGGACAAATGAAAATACTCAAGATCCAACTTGACGAGACAAAAGAGGCAATTGGCAAAGCATTAATTCCTGTGCTTGAGTTGGTGTTGCCGTTGATCAAGAATCTTGGAGACTTTGCACAAAACAACACAGGATTTATCGTTGCGTTTGGCTTCGCTGTAGGCGCATTGGCAGCAGCAATTGTTTTAACTAAGGCTGCTTTAGTGGCGCAAAAAGCCATTGCTGCAATAACTATTGGTGTAAACCTTGCGTTGGCTGCATCTTTTACGGCAGTGCAAATTGCTACTGGCATTGGCATTGCAACGGTTTTGATTGGTGTAGCCGCGTTTGTGACCTACAACTTAAAAATGAAAGACGCTAGGGATGAAGCCAAAAGATTGGCTACGCAAACAGATGATCTAGGGACTGCAACGCGTGGCAACGTGTCAGCCATAGAAAACGCAGAAAAACAATACCTAAAAATTGCACCAGTAATTACAACAGTTACTACTGCGACAGATAAACAAACAGCAGCAGAAAAGCGCGAGGCTGCAGCAATAAAAGCAAAAGCAGAAGCAATTGAAAAATCAAGAAAATCTGTTAAGGATTACTTGACCGCGTACAACAATTACTCAAAATCTATCCAGGACACTGTGACGGGATTTGCATCTATCAGCGAAGCACAACAAACTGCAGCCGCCAGTGAAGGCAAAATTACAACGGGTCAGGCGTTCCAAAAGCAGATTGCTGATGCTCAGGCGTTTGGCAACAATCTAAAAACAATGATCGGCATGGGTCTTGGCCAGGCTGGGCTCGCTCAGTTGCTAAATCTTGGGCCTAGCGCAGGGCTTAAAGTTACCGATGACATGATTTTGGGCGTAGGCGGATTTGGTGTTAATGAATTAAACGCAGGGCTGCAGAGTTTGTCCGATGTAGGCGGCGGTCTTGGCGGCGCGGCTGCTGGCGCGTTTATGACAACACGCGGCGGCACAACAAACAACATCACTGTCAATGCCGGGCTGGTTAGCACACCGGCACAGATTGGCCAGGAAATTATTGATGCAATCCAAAAGGCTCAGCGGCTTAGCGGTCAAGTATTTGCGGCTGCATAATGGCTGTTCCTACAATCCAAGTGCTGGTGGGATTCCAGACAACGACAGGATTTGGTCAGCCGTTCCTGCTCGATGACGCGTTCTATGGCGTATTGAACACGTCAGGTCGCGGCACACTTGGCGGTCTAACCTTTGCCGATCTCACTAGCCTGGTTGAGTCTGTCAACATCAACCGAGGTCGCAGCAGGCAGTTAGATCAGTTCAACGCCGGCACAGCAACCATTGCATTTGACAACGCCAGCCGCATCTTAGATCCACTGAACACGGCCAGCATCTACTACCCGTTTGTGTTGCCACGTTGCCCAGTCATCATCAAGGCAAACGGCACGCCTATTTACACCGGACTAATTACCGACTGGAATCTTGATTACGACATGGCAAATCAGGACATGATGTATGCGTCATGCGCTGATCAGTTCACAGTGCTTGCTAATCAGACACTTGCCGCGCACACGACAACCGCAGAACTGTCCAGCACGCGCATTTCTACAGTGCTTGACTACTCAGAGATTACTTATCAAGGCGCTATTAGCATCGGCACTGGCACATCGACACTTGGCGGCACTGCTGCATCTGCTGGATTCTCTATTGCTGCCGACACAGAATTGTTAAATTATTTGCAACTGGTGACTACCAGCGAGCAGGGATACCTGTACATGAGCGCAAACGGCACGCTGACATTTAAAGGTAGATCGAGCGTGCTGAACCCAATCGCCAGCGCCACGTTTAACACCACCGGCACAGCAATCCCCTACCAGACGCTCATCAACCAATTCGGCGATGAGCTGCTGTATAACAACATAAACACGCAATCGCCAGCAGGTGCAGTGCAGACAACGAGCAACGCGGCATCTATTGCGCTGTACCAGGCACAGCAGTATTCGCTGCTCAATCTGCTCAACTCAACTACGGCCGAAGTGGCAGGTCTGGGCAGTTACCTGCTTGGCAAGTACATGAACCCTGTGCTGCGCTTTACAGGGCTGAGCACGCAACTAAGCGCGCTATCTACGGTCAATCAGAATCTGTTGTTCTCGCTTGATCTAACCAACATCACCACTGTAGAAAAAAACTATGTGACCGGCACGCCATTGACCGACAGCCAAACGCTAATTATCTCAGGCATTAACCACAGCATTACGCCAGCCAGCCACATCATCAGTTACACGTTTGAGGCCACAGATGGCAACCAGTACCTGACACTCAATGATGCGATTTTTGGTACTCTAGACAACAACCTATTGAGTTTTTAAGGAGAACTATGGCTAGCAATACAACCTTTGTCAGTGGTGCAATACTTACAGCCGCACAAATGAACAACCTCCCTTGGGGGATAGTCACGGCGACGGCTGGAGGTACATCGAGCAGCGGATACATCCGCAACACCACAACCGCAGTAGCCATTGGAACAGCGGCCGCAGACGTGTCCGGGATGACTATTTCCTACACCGCTATTTCTAGTCGCATTTACAAAGTCACAGTTACTTTGTCAGACGTTGTGAGTGGTGCTGGTTTCACTCCGTTGTTGATTGAAGTCACAGATGCCACGCCAACAACCAAATATCAAGCCCGCGTAGTAATGCCTGCTAATCAAACAAACAACATCACTTTTTCGTATGTTGAAACTGGAATAAGCGGCACAATTTTGCGAAAGGTACGCACCACAGGCGTGACCAACACAGGAACATTTAACACCAACGCAGCCGCAGCATTGTCCGTGTTTGTCATTGAGGACATAGGCGCAACGTGAAAATTACAAACCCACCAAAAGCACTGATTGCGCTTGTTGGCTTAGTGTGTCTCACTGTGCTGATGGCGCTGCACTCAATCGAGGAAGCAACCGGCACAGGGTTGATTGGCTCAATACTTGGCTATGCAATTGGCAACGGAATTGCAGCGCGGCAAGGTCAACAAGTGTCACCGATTATCGGCCGCAAGCCAGATGGCGAATAGGCCCTATCCCTACTACCCTGCATGGGATGGCAAGCAGACATCTGCCGGCATAACTGAGTTAGTCAAACTGTGCGCGGTTAGGTGGGCTACTAAAAATCTTGGCACCTATGTGCATCGCAACATGAACAACGACATCAAGCCGCCACAACTGAGCGTGCACGCAACTGGCAGCGCGTTTGACGCGCAATACAAAGACGAGGCGCAAGCGTTTTTGATTTGGAAGTTTCTGCTGTTAAACACAAAGACGCTAGGCATCGCTGAGATTCACTGGTATGCCTACGGCGAATACGGCGCTGGCTACAGATGTAGTCGAGGCGAAGGTCTTGCAGGTGTCAAGGTATTTACCGCGTCAGATAACGCTGGCTCATACAGTGGCACGCCTAATTGGCTGCACATAGAAATTGACCAGGCCATGTCCAAAGATGCTGCCAAGTTTGCTAAAGCGTGGGCATCTTGCCCATACCCATAAGGGCTAGCGCAGAAGTCCACATCCTGTGGATTGTTAGTGGGTAAAGTCTCTACACCGGCAGACAGGAGATTTATGATTCCAGACGTAGTGATCTATGAGCATTACAAAGGGCGGCTCGATAGCGGCCAACAAGTTTTAGTCCAGGTATTTAGAGATGACCACAGCGGCCAGGTATTGCAGGCCACCATCGCACAGCGCAACTGTGCTGATGACTTGTGGAACTCGCCTACAGCATTGGTGGCAGGCTGAAGCGTTTGATCGTGGCTGT